TAACATCGTTGTTGAGGATGTAGTCGATCTCATCGTCGGACAGTCCTCGTTCCTCGATGTTACGACCCACGCCTATGGTCAAGTATCCCGCTGTACATTGGTATGGTTTTCTCTCGACCCCTTCATGCAACCGAAGTTGTGCAAAAAGTCTTTGTCTATCCACGTCTCGTCTCCAAGTCTTGTGCTAACTGCTGTGTCCGCAAATTAGGAACTAAAGTGGGTGAGGTTCTTGGTATGGCTGCCACGGCTTGTGTTGGTGCGGCCACTGGTGCTTGAACCGGGGCTGCTGCTTGTGGCTGTGCAGGTTGAGGTGTAACAGGCTGTGCAGGTTGAGGTGTAATTTCAGGTGTTGGTGCAACAGGCTCACCAAACTGTCGTTGCTTCTGCTCCTTCTGGATCGCTCTTATTTCATCCTTTGGATAAAACTGGTACGTGTCGTTTCTACGCATTGTTTTACGTTTTGCAGCACTTAATTCTAGAGGCTCATAGTCTCCCCTTAAAAGTCTTCTGACTCCAGAAATGTTTTCTATATCCAGTGCCCTTCTTATTTCACGATCACTAAGACCCAAGGTCTTCATATCTTTTGCAACTTGGTGAAACTGATTAAACACTCTGAACCGTGCTTCATTAGCCTTGATGTAGGCATCTAAAACCTCTTCAGAGGAGTTTAAATTTTTTCGATTGATCACTGTGTTAAATATCTGTTGAGCGTCTGCTCTGCCTTTACTGAACTCATACCCCCTGAACGTTAAGGAAAGTTTTGGATCAATGGTGTTCTCTGTTACTCCGGTCAGAGCTCGTACAAGTTCTCCAGCAAACTGTCTTTCTCGTAACTGTTTGTCCTTTGGAGAAATTCCTACAATGTCGTTTATGCCAGTGGCAGTTGCGAAAGCACGAGCAAACCGTCCAGCCTCAAACTCACCGCCAGAAACGTTAACAGGAACGGCACTTGGAATAATTGCATCCAACACATGCCTGAAAGACTTAGCCATTTTGTCACCGATAGAGTCTTCTCGATTGTAAACCTTAGCCCCTGTTTGCGTTCTACCGCCTCTACCAAACTGTTCACTTGGTAAGACATCTCGCATCTTGGCCGTGATAATTGACTCTTCCAAGAATGGACTAAGTAGTTCTGTTAATGCTTCAAACCCTGCTTCAGCAGTGGCTTGTGCTCCAGGCTTGCCAAGGGTCTTACCCTCTTCAAACTTGTTAACTGCACCGTTAACAAACCGTTCAAGCATGTCGTAAGGGTTGGTGTAACTGTAATTGATGTATTGAATTTTTCCGTCTTTATCTCTGCCTGTAGGGATCAAACGAGCGTTTCTCTCCCAAGGAGCTGCTGCGGATCGCTGGTATGCCTTAATCTCTTCTTCAGTAACACCGGTAACCTGTTCTGCAAACTCTGACAAAGCGGCAGGAAAGATAGCAAAAGTTGCGGAGGCTCCTGTTAATCTTCTCAGTCCAATCTTCTGTATTTCTGGAATATCAGAAGCCAGTTCATCGATACCTCGACCAATAATGTTTGCACTCGTGCGAAGAATCTCATACGGAAAAGCAATGAAGTTACCGACGGGTAGCTTACGCAAGCCTTTGATAACCTCTGGAGCAAGGTTGTAGTTTGGTACTGTATTACGAACGATGTCAGCAGCATCTTTCTTTATGAAATCATCGACGCTAACGAACTCTTGTCCTTTTCTTTGCATCATGCGTCTGGCATAGGCTTCGCCACCATCATCCATTCTTGACAGAGCGTTGCGTAGTTTTGATTGCTCAAACTTGAAGTTATATATCTTCCAGATATTATCGCCACCTTGATAAAGATCCTCTGCTCTCTGTCCTACTCCTGCAATTTTTTTACCGGCACTCTGAAGGAACGCTCCACCCTTAGATTCGGCAATCTTCTTACCAAATTTTTCGCCAACACCAACACCGCCCTCTCTAGCACTAACTGAGACAGCCGCTCCTTCGTTAATTAGTCTGCGGATTTCTTGAAGTTCTGCTTGTGTGCCCATGACTCCAAGACTTTGCGCCTCTCTGAGTTCCTCTAGTTGTTTTTCAGGGGTCAGTTTTTTGATGTCGTCCATGATTAACTGTACTGACTCAAAAACATTTGCACCCTTTCCCGCATTCCCGTTCGCTAACGCGAACAAAGCAGCGGAGGTCACGTTTCTTATTTGAGTGATCGGAGACAGCACGGTTTTACCATACTGAGTGAAGCCCTTTGCTCGAAGGAAAGTGGAATAAGCCCCCATGGTTAAGCGGTCAAAGGTTTGAAGATTTCCATCAATTAGTTTTGTGATATCTTGATACACTCTTTGAGGCACTTTGTATCCTTCAAGTGCTCCGTATTGAGCGTTTTTTAATCCATCAACACCTTTTTTAAAAAATTCTAGATTCCCTAGTACCTGATAGCCACTGTTTTTGTCTAAAACGTTGTATCTTGCATCGTTGGGCGAAACAAAAAGCCTTCCAACACCTTCGTTACTATCAGCTAGTCTAGCGACTGTGCCGAAGTATTTATCGACTGCGTTAAACTCTGCAAGATCTGCAACTGTGCCAATAAATTTTTCTCTTGGGTCTTTAATTTCTCCAAGCAGTATCCTCTCAAAGTCTTTTAAATTTTTCTTATCCTTAAACAGTCCCGTAAACAGTCTCTCCGCAGCCACTCGACCAGTTTCTTTGTCTTTAATATCTTGGCCTTTTTTGGTTCTTCCAGCTTTTTGTTTATTCGTTGCTATGATATTTTCAACAGCTAATTTTGCTTGATCTTTAGTCACGTCGCCTTTTATTACGCCTTTGCTTTTACCACTTTCTTTAACCAAACCCAATTTACTGAAAGTGTAGTCCACTGGGTTTTGTTCGTGAAGAATATTCAACTCCCTTTGAACTCTATTTTTTCTATACTGTGCGGGCTGACGCAATAAATTAACAGCTAGATCAATTTCGTCCTTTGATGGGGTGTAGTTAGGATCGGTATACGCTAGATACCTTGTCCGTAGATAGGCTCCCATGTTCTTTTGTAAGGTAGCTGTTAAGGTGGCAGCTAACTCCTCCTGCTTTCCTCCTAAAGATTTAAGAGTTTTGAACAAGTCACTTCCAATAATATCTTGTGTTAAGTCGTCAACCTGACCTCTCAGTTTAACCACAATCGGTTGTATTTCAGTTGGCAAGTTGTCTAGTACTTCAGCTTGAGCTTTTGCAAAACCTTTCTTTGTTCCAGGGTTTATGTAAGCCTCAACATTGTCCATTATTTGCTTTTCAGTAAACGGAGTGTTGTCCTTTGTTATTTTTTTAACTGTTGCTTCCAACTCATTCAGTGTCTTAGTGGCAACTTTTATCTCTGACTCTGCTGTCCCACCAATAATATTTCGTGCGTCGGCTACTTCTTGCGGTAGCATACCTCTTGGTCTGAACATAGCGACAAAATCAGCTAATCCTCTTTCAAACGCATTTTGATTGTCTGGGCTTAAAATTCTAGTGTTCTCTATTCTTGTTAAATATTCCTGTGTCCCTTGGACAGGGGCAGATTCTTTTACAGCCTTTGCCACTGGAGATAGAACGGGAGCCGCAACGTCTCCTACAACATCAGCAGTTTTTAAAAGTCCAGTGGCTGCCGCGCCTAAAGCCACTGGTGCTGCGGCTACGATTGCTCCGGTCTCCGTGCCAATCTTCAGCTTGTTTGTTATTTTACGAAACGCCTCTTCTCGTCCTTCGAGACCTGTGTCTTTTTGAGTTTGTGTCGGTCCACCCTCAAAGAAGTCTCCGATTGTGGTTATGCCATCAGTAGACACCATGATATCGGCACCTACCGCTGCACCTAACTGTTCTGCGCCAAGTGCAAACTTTTGTTCTTTGGTAAGCTCCGCACCGGAGCGTTGTAGTTTGCCTAGTTTTGAGGCTTTAGATACGGCACTTGCGGCTCCAAGACCCGGAACCACAAACTGAGTAACAATCTCTGCGGCTTTACCGGCAAAACCTTCAGGATCGATTCCTAATTGAGCCCTTAATTCGTTTGCTTTTCGTGCGGGGTTTGAACCAAAATTTGTATCAAACATTAAATCAATGCCCGATCCAACTAGTTCACCAATACCTTGCGGTATTGCAATTAAACCTGATGCAATGCCCTCACCAATTTCTTGTAGAACACCCTCTGTTTGTGTTTCAGGTTGATCTTGTGTTGGTTTGAAATCGTCTTCGGTATAGCGGCCACTGGCAAGAGCTCTTTTTTTAAGTTCTTCTTGAGTAATGTTGGAAGGAACATCAGTGATGGTTTTGCCGCTAGGAAGCGTTACGTTTTTTAACGAGTCATCGCTCTCTGGTGACGGCACCTTAAAATCGTCTTCGGTATAGCGACCGCTAGCGAGAGCACGTTTTTTAAGTTCTTCTTGGGTAATATCTAGAGGGACACCAGTAATCGTTTTACCGCTAGGAAGTGTTATGTCTCTCATAGATCAGCTACCCAGAGGTTGATAGAGCAGTAAAAGGTGTTGATTGATTGTCAGTAGATCCTGTGCCTGTACCAGTTGTCGTAGTAGTAGTAGAGGATTCGTCAAGTAATCCAAGTGCTCTCAGGTCTTTTTCATAAATACTTCTTAATTCTGGGTTGTTACGAATAGAATTTAAAATTGATGTAGACGCCTCACCAAAATTAGCAGATTCACCCTCTTTTATCATAGCGGTAGAGATATCAACCACGAGCCTACGAAGACTGTCGGGTCCGGTTATAACATCGGTTCTTAAAATATCACCAGACCTTTTATCAATGTGGTCGGTTAACTTTTTACCTTCTAGTCCTAAAGCTTGCCCTTCAACCATAGCAAGTTTAGTTGCGTCGCCTAACCCAGAATATTGAGCTCTTAGTAAAGCTGACTCACGAGTAATCCTTCCTTCACTTTCGCTAGATGCTATTTGTGTTGCTAGGTTATCCGCTCTTGCTTGAATCTGAGCATTAACAATGTCTATATCTTTATTTTTTAGATCTATTTTTAAAGCGTTGGCAGTGTCAGCGAGATATAAACGAGTATCAATTTCAGCAGAAAGCCTTTGTAATTTTCCAGATTCTTGTTTTGCAACCTTTCTCCAATCGTGGTCACGAGTTAACTTACTCTGCTTTGCTCTAAACTCACGATCCGCTTCTTTTTCCTCTCTGTTAAGAACAGTGGTGAGGGCTAACGAGTCTATTTTATCTTGTCTTGCTCTTTTGTTTGCTTTAATTTTTTGCAGGTTACTAACTAAAGTGTTCCCTGACTCACCGATATCACCGGTTTGTGCATATTTAAAAAAGGCAGAGGCTAAAGCAAGACTTCTGTCTTTCTTATATTCGTCAGGATCAACGCCTAAAAACTCTGAAATAATGGCTCTTTGTTTTTGGATTCTTTCTTTCGTATTAGTTGAGCCTATTTCAGAAACCTCGTCAGCACCAATTGCAGCGGCAGCAATGTCTTCTGCTCCATCTACATCTTGATTAGCTAAAGCGTTTAGGACTCGTTGAGTTATTGGATTAACCACGTCCTTTGCTTTTTTAGGGCTTTTTGGATCAACCGCTTCCTCTACGTCCATCTTTGAAACTTGTGCCGCTGGATTAGCTTGTTCACTAATTGTCTTATTAGCAGAACTATCTGTATCTGTGCGGGTATCTGTGGTTACATCTCCATCGTCGTCATCTCTACCTTTGGTGACATCTGCTATTTGTCTTGAAGTTTGTTTATCGTCATCACCGTCATCTCTGCCCAAGTAACCAAGAGGTGTTTTACCAGTGATAACATCTTCGTCATCTTTACCTAAGTCACTAAGCGTCACATTAGCTGATGGTGAATCGTCCATTGTAAATAGTTCTGTATCTGCTCCCACAAACCCAGCATCATCCGTCTCTGCGCCTGTGCGTTGACCAAAAGTTGGTGGAACATCCTCAGTAATTAAATCTTCTTCAGGATTATCTGTTTGTATTCCTGGTCTAATTTGCGGTCCAGTTTTAGGCTCTGGAGATTTTGGGCCTACCGTCTCTAAACCAAGACCAGAACGAACGAGGTTGGCTCTAGCAACTGGATCACCACCAAATAAAGTTTGAAGCCCTGTTACTAAAGGGCCCTCAGCCTCAACTGTTTCATCGAGTAGTCTATTTAAAAGTCCACGCGAAGTTATTGGAGTTGGCGGTGGTCTACCAGCCGTAAGTCCTGTGGCTGGCATATCAGGTATGCCAACGTTAGCGGCTCGTTGTCTTTGTACATTTCTTGCAACAGTTGCCTGTACAGCAGGATTAGTTAACGGAGAAAACTGTGTGTACCCTTGGCCTGGAACGTAACTAGTTCTTACGGGGCTTCTTACTAGCGGATTTGAACCACCTATTCTAACCTGATTTCCAGTGCTGAACTTTTGCACAGACTGCATCAAGGGCACACTGGATGCCATAATACCGCCCATCTGATTTAGTTTTGCTCTAGCAGGACGAGGTTTAAACAATCGTCTGTTATATACGTTGCTCATTATTAACTACCTCCAAATCCAAGCAAATCAGGAATACTAAACCCTGCTTGTCCTAATGCAGCAAGACCGCCACCAACTCCAATAACTTTATCTAAAGTAGATGGAGACGGTGCAGTTTGTGCCGTCAGTGTAGTTTGTGTGGATGGCACACCACGGAAGATATCAGACATAAAGCTTATTCTCTGGAAAGGTTCAGCTTGTCTTTCAAGATCCGTGGCACGTTGTGCCTCCAGTTGTGCTTGTGCTTGTTGTTGCTCAATACCACCAAGACTTAACAGCGTGTTGATGTCTGCTTGCGACCCACGTTGTGCCGCTTCACCCAATGCCGCCTGTGACAATCCGGTCTTTCCTAATGCAGAACCAAGTGTCCCGATCCCTTGTCCAAGTTGCCCGAATAACTGTGCGGCAGACTGTTGCCTAGCCATCTGATTGGCAAAAGCGTTTTGCGCTTGAGCCTGTGCTTGTTGAAACCCTGCTGAACGGAGTTGTGCGCCAGTTCTTGCCATCTGATCGGCAAGATTACGCTGTAATTCCTGTTCAGCAACAGCTTGTCTTGATCCACCAAACGCACCAGACCTTACTGCCTGTGCTCCAATACCCTGTCTTTGGATATCACCCTGTCTTTGGATATCGCGTTCTGCTTGTCGGATCACCTGTTCTGTAAATGGATCCATGAACGCCTGTGCTGACGCTGGGTCAAAGGCAGCGGTAGAACCCATCAGTAGTGGTGCTCCGCTAAGTGCTGTGCCTATACCTTGTTGTATCGCACCTGCACCTGCGCCTAGCGTGGCCTCTCCCGCCTGTAGCATTGGCTGAAAAGCACCAATCCCACCGTAACCAAGTTGTATTGCTTGTAGCTGACCGGGAGAAAGAGCGGCAACTTGACGCTCCGGTATAACAGTTGGATCAGCGGCTCTTGCCGTTGTTGAGGCAAGCAAGTCCTTGAGAAACTTTTCCTGATACTCCGGTAGTATACTGACCTGTTCGGTGCGGACTGTTTCAACCATTACGCAACCCTTTCATATTTTTTCATTATTTCATACATACGGGCGGCACCTTTTTCTCGATCACCGTTACCCATACCACGCACAGCGCGTTCTGTCATTACAAACTCACCGTTAGAGAGTCGGGCTTCCTGAACCTTCTGTCCATTTTGAAAGATACCCGCGTCAATACTGTCGCTTCGTCCTGTCCCAGGGCCTTGAATATAGCCACCTTCAGCGGCAGCAAGTGGGTAATCAAACTCTTGTACGATGTTCCGACCGATGTAATCAGGAACTCGTTCACCTGTAGCTAACTGTCGTCTCTGTAAGTCAGTTA